ATAAAATTCATGTGAGCTGTAATGTGTGCTCTATGATCTTGTCCAGGGAATGCTTGAAAAGGTTTTTGGCCCATTGCATCTATATGTTCTAACGCCGGGTCTTTTGGAGCCGGTGGTTGAGGACGTACTAATATTGAATCTACATCTTTTACACCTAACGCTTCATACATGTTTCTATAAACATTGTATGTGTTGTGAATCTGAGGGTTGGACATTGCCAGCTGTAACTCAGTTTGCGCTAAAGATATTCGCTGTGATTGTGAGAAAATATTTGGGTCAGCAACTGGCAATATATCTATCCTATCATCAAAGTCCATTTGTTTAATCATTCTTTGACCACCGACAACGTCGTAAGGATATTCTTGGGGTAGGTATGTTTTAAATACTCCTGAAAGTAATTTAAATTCTTCTTTTAATGCAGAGTAAATTCTTTTGTGAATTGCAGACATCGTTCTGCTTCCTCTTTCAAGCAAGGCGACTGTCGTTCCCACCGCTGCTTGCTGATTACCCTCACCTACTTGCAGGTCTGCTATGGAAGCAAATCTTTGTCCTGCACTTACAACGACACCCATAAGCTGTAATAGAGTTTGTGAAGGCTCTTTGTATGGAAGCATCATAAATGCATCTCTGATACTGCCACCTGGCGCATCGACATCTCTAAATTCTCCTGGTTGGATTGACTGTGCATCATCTCTAATTCTAATTCCTCTTTGTTTAAATCCTGCAGGTAAGTTTGATAATGTTCCTGCATCTAACAAAGATCTTAAAGCAGCTGTTGCTGTTCTTGATAGTCCACCGATCATATGAATTAAACCAAAACCATAAAAACCTAGTCCTGGTAAAAATTTAAAGTGTACAAAATAATTTATTTTCTTTTTTAACGGGTCATTTTGTATGTAGTTTCTTCTAATAGATAGTATTTCTTGTGAGTCTTCATCAATAGTTATAACGTAAGGTAGTTTAATTCCTGTTGGCTCACCATCTTGTCCAATGTCTTCAAAACCATCTAAATCTAAATCAACATGAAATTCTAAAAGAGTGTGTAAGTCTTCGTTTCTTCCTGTTTTTTTTACACCTTCTAATTCATGTTCTTTTTTTTCAATTTCGCTTTCTTTACCTTGACCAGGTAGAGGTATTTCTACATCTTTGTAGAAACCCATAACCTGTTGCTTTCTCAAATCATTTTCTGTAATTTTAATTACGTGAACGATGGATTCCGCATCTTCTAATGAGGTAGCAGAATACGGAACTACTAAATCGTCCGCAGGAACAAACTTAGAAACAGCTCGTCCTAATAAATCATCATAGTAAACTTTTTTAAAAGTTGATCCAGCTAGTGGAAGATGAAATAACATAGAATCAAACTCAGGTTCATATTCCCTCATTTGATCCATGATTTGAAAATTCATAAATTCTTTTACACGGTTCGCTTGTTGAACTTTTTCCGGAGTATTGATACCTAAGATTTGTGTTCTTACTGGTCCAGTAGCCGGGAGTAACTCTTTATAAGCGAGAGCCTGAAACTGTGTAACAGCTTCAGCCAAAACCGGGTGAGTCGCGCCCGAGGCACCTTGAAACGGTTCTGATTTTTTTTCATATTTAAATCCTAATAAGTCAAGTCCAGTTGTGTATGTATGTTCCCAATCTTTTCTTGATGTTTTATAATCTTTATAGTTTTCAATTAGTTCAGCGCTTAATTTACCAGACTCTGTTTCATCTAAATAGTCTGCTAAGTTTGCGTTATGGTCTGTTGGAGGCGGTAAGTTTTGTTCATCACCGTAATTAATATCTACTGATCCGTCTTCGTTTTCAACTACTTCAGATACCTCTGATGGAAAATCTGCATTTTCTGGTTCAGATATTTCTTGAACCATTTCATCTTGAGTTACTTCTATAGTCTCATCTACGTTTGGTAGCGCTTTGTCTATTTCTGCCATTTATTTTCTCCAATCGAACTGTTTTAACATTGTTATATTTTAAATTCAACCCTTGTGGTTGAGGTCCAGATTTAGGGGGTAGTAAGTGTACTTTTGGATATTTATTCATTTTTTAATAACTTCATTATACCACCATTCATAGCTCCATCTCTAAACATTTCATCATCAAAATCTGTCATTTCTTCAAGTCTTTTATATTTATCGGCCTGTATTTTTCTTCTAGAATTTATTATATCTTGAGCATTATCATAGTAAAGTTTTAAAGCTAGTTTTTCATCTCTACTCATTTCTGGTTCTTTTCCAAAATCTTCAGATAAACCTCTAGATGGTCTAATGTTTTGTAAAGCCATTTTTTTATTAAAGGCATCTGTTAATGCTGATCCTAATCCTCTTTCTCTTACATATCTTGCTTTTTCCTGTATGTCTTTAAAAGGAATTCCCATACCACCTGTTAACATTTGTGTAGCGATTTCTTTTGGATTGTAACCTTCTTCTTGATATCCAGGTATGAAAGGAAGTTCAAACACTGCACTAAAAGGTAGACCTTTTGCTATAGGTTTAACTGTTTTTAAAGTTACATCAGTTGCTTTTTTTGCACCTTTTGCAATATCTTCTAAAAGTTCTACATCAATAGAGCCTCTTTGGCTATTTTTAAATCGATCAGATGCTTTTTTAAACATATCTCTTTCACTTGCGGATTTAGGTCTGTCTATTTCACTTGTTCTTTTAACACCGTCTATTTTTAATAACTCGTTTATTTCTGATGAACCTTTTATTAATTGATTATCAACAATACTTGATCGATTTGTTTTTTGATCAAAAATAATATCTATTTTATTACCGATTGGTTTACTTCCATACTCTGGGCCTCTAATAGTTAATCTTAAATCTTCTAACGTCTTATCTAAATTTTGTGCAGCAGGAGTGTTTCTATTTTCTGGATTTATTAAAAATCTTCTTGCATTTTCTAATTGAGAATTACTCATGTAATTAGCTGACTGAATATTATTTGGATATGCAAGATTTGCTTTATTAAATGATTTTTTGCCAATATGTTCAGTTACATAAAAATTTTTATTTTTAGCTTTTTGTTTTATTTTTTCAGCTAGTTCTAAATCTGTTAGTGGAAGTTTTCCTTTGGGATCGTTTATAGTATAGTTGGTATAACTAACCTCTCCTGTTTTTGGATTAATAGATAATCTTACACTATTCAAAAGTTCTTTATTATTCGCAATATCTTTAACAGACATTTTAGCAAGAACATCATTTTGTTTTGCAATATCTGCTTTAACTTTTTTATATTGAGCAGCAGTCTTTTTTCCTGCCTTAGCTATAGCTTCTGTTTCTGCTTGAACTGCTTTTAATCTAACTTTATCTTCTGTAAATTTATTATAATTATCTGCAAGGTCATCGTAAGCATTAAATACCCTATTTTTAGAATCTTGACCTAAACCAGAAGCTTCTGGGTCCAATAAAAATTTGACGTCGTCATCTACTGTCTTCATATATTCTTTGATAGTTTTTCCATCTAATTTTCTATACTCACCTCTTTTATCTCTGGACATAAATTCAAAAAAATTATTTAGTCCAGATCTTAATTGTGGATTTGTTTCAATTTTATTTTTGTAAAATACTTTTTTGTATTGAGATAAGGTTCTACTTAACTGGTCCTTAGAACCTTCTAAGTTTGCATAAAAAGTTACATCATTATAATTAAATGGTTGAATACCACCTCTTTTCATTTTTACATCTCTTCCACTTGTTATATTAGGCAGTTTTAATTTTGATGTTGATAAATTAAAAGATCCTTTTCCTTTAGGAACATTTCCTGATTCTACTACTTTATCCCAGTCGTTTGATAAATCATTTAACATCACTTCAAAATCTCGTACCTCATAATTTTTTAAATTATTATCAAACCAATTTTTAGTCCAACTATCAATATACTGTCTTGCTTTCACAGTTGCATCTTCAGCTCCTGTTGATCTTACAGGTTTTATTTTTTTAAAATTTTCTAAAGTTTGACCTGGTTCTGAATAAATGTATTTATTTATTTTTTTACCATCAATAGTTTCTTGAACTCTTTTTCTATAAGTATTTGTGTCAGGATCGTAATTTATTTTTGAGTTTCCTGCTCCTGGTACAGTACCAAATTTAAAATTTTTACGATTCTGCTCTGTAAGAATGTCTAGGAATTTCTGATGACTTGGACTTGGCTTATACACTTTTCTTACCACCGGCATACATTTTTTGTAGTAGAGATAATCTTTTCAAAGCGTCTTTTCTAGCTTT